CTCCCAGTGATTCGCGCCCCATCCGGTGAAGTTGCACCACGCGCCGGTAATGGTGTTCATGACGTACTGCTGCTGAACGTCGACGCCGGCCGGGATGTTCAGAATAATCATGTTCTGGAGCGGAAACAGCACCAGACACCAGCCGTAGTTGTTCGGATATAGACTCGTCGCCGTAGAAATGGCGCCCTGAATCTTGCCGGTGATGTTGACGGCCGTATTAACGCGAGTCGACGCCAGCAGTTGCGAGATCGGGCCTAGGCCGTCTTTGCCGATGTACAGCAGATCGCCGCCGTACTTCATGAACGAGCGGAATCCCATCGGCGTGCCGAGCTGGTAGACACCGACTAGCGCAAAGGTGGACGATTGAGATGGGTCGGTTCCCTGATAAATGACGACTTCGCCTTCACTCGTCACGAAGCAGAGTTGATCCTGCACGCCGTAGCCGCCGTCCATCGTCAGGACGCCCATCGACACGAGGAATCCGCCGCGCCGGCAGATCGGGCTGAGGTCGAGGAACTGAGCGACGCCACCGAACTGACCGACCGGCAGATACCACGCTTTCAGGCTGTTCTTCTGGATGAACCAGAGACGGCTTGCAAAGAGGGTGATGAACGAGAAAGTGTTCGGGTTGACGCCTGAGATATTGGTCGACAGCGTATATGCGCCTACCACCGTGGCATTGCCGCCAGGATTCGATGCCATCACATAGGTAAAGGTGTTCGCTCCCGTTACCGTGATCACAAACGTTCCGTTATAGGCTGCCGGCGTTGCTCCGCTGATCGATACCGTGTTGCCGGTCACCAGACCATGCGGCGCCGCGGTCGTCAGCGTGGCCGTCGTGGTGGCGTTCGTAATCGAGGTAATTGTTTGACCGGTGCCGCTAACGATCGATTGCCATGTGCTGCCGTTGTAGACGAAATAGCCGTCCTGCCCGTTCACGATCCCGAGGAACGGACCGGCCAGCGTCGCAAAGTTCGTGTACGCCCATTTGTCGCTAGTCATGCCCGACAGGACAGGCGCGCCCACAACACCGCCGCCGCTCACGTCGTAGATACCAGCGCCAGAGGCCGCGAACAGCTTGTTAGAGCCGGTCGACGAGTTGTACGGCATGATTGTGTTGACCTGACCCGGAAGGCCAGTCGCCCACTTCGTATAGCCCTGCCGCGCCATCACATCGGATGTCGTCGGAAACCAGTTCGTGAGCGTGACCGCATCTTCTGGCGGCATCTGCGCGAGCGAATCACGCGCGTTCCAGCCGCCGATCGGCGCAGGAAGGTTGACCGTAGCCGCGCGCTGCCCTTGGGCTTGGCGGCGCTTCTTTTGCGCTTGCGCTGCGATACCGGTTACGTTCGTCACGGTTGCGCGACTCCATACCCGCTATCAGGGATGTTCTCAGGTCCGAGCAGGTAGCTTGAGATCCGCGGCGCCAGTGACAGGAGCGGCGCGCCCTGCTCTTCGGCTTTGACCGATGAAAGGATCGCGTCGAATTCGTCTTGCAGTAGTTGCGTCTCGAATCCCTTAATGCCCCAATACTTGAGTTTGAGCCCCGCGACCATCAGACGGTCATCGAACTGGCACGTATCGGAATCAGCCGTGAAGCTGCCCTTGGCCGTGCCGCCAGCATCGCTCACCCAGTATTTCGAGACGTATTCAAAGCCGAGGTATTCGCTCGTGCTGACGCCGGGCCAAATCTGGAACGTGTTGCCGAGGATGCGCCACCGGATGCGCGGGCCGGTCGCGATGTAGCCAGATTTCAGCCACTGCCACTGTTGCGGGCTCTCGGGTCCGAGCATTTCCCAATGCTTCGACTTGTCCCACTGCGTGCGGTCGATGATGCGCTGATAGTCCGCAGGGAAAGCATATTTCGTCTTCGCGAACGTCAGCGATACCGCCGTTCCGCTTGCTGCGGCCGGCTGGCTCAGGGTCACTTGCGTGGCCGAGTCGACCGACTGAACATACGTATCTTGGTTGATGCCGTTGCCAGTCACCATGTACGTACCGGCTGCAATTGCCGCGGTCGACGGAATATTGGTGATGATGGCCGAACCATTCGTTACGTTACCCGTCTGGATCGTCCACAGGCTCGTAAAGCGGTATTCGGTCGTCAGAGCCTGCCAGTTGAACGCGGGTTCGCGCAGGAGGTCATAGCCCACCGCGTTGAGCAGCGCCAGTTGTTGCACCGTATCCTGTGCCGTGTTCCCTGCTACCGATGAAGGAACGGCAAGCCCCAATTCTCCGGTGGCCTGCTGGATCAACTGCAACATTGTCGCTGCCATGTCTTACGCCTCTTTGCGGGGGCGGCCGGGGCCGCGCTTTTCGGGGTCCATCGCTTGCATTGCTTCCAACTGCGAGCCGAGGCGCAGGACCGTTGCCTTCAGGTCTTCGATTTCCTGATTGCGGAGCATGAGGTCTTCGGCTTGCTTCTGAGCGAGCGACGAGTCTTTGGCCGCAGCGATATAGGCCGCTGCCTTCGTGCGCAGCTCGTAGCAGCCCATGCCGATGCGCTGGCATTGCTGGTCCGAGCATTCGGCCAGTTGCTCAACCGTGTGGAATTCGAGCGCCTTCAGCTTCGCCACGGAAGCGACATCGAGACGCGGCCAGTCTTCGATCGGCGTTCCAGTTTCCGGCCGGAATGTCGTGCGGCGCTGGTAGGCAGACCATTGGCCCGGGAATACATCTTTGTCGTCGTCACGAGCAGGCCGCTCAACGATGTTCGTCGGGTCGCCCGGGTTGCAGATCTTGACAAAATCCAACAGGTCGTATTCCGGCTTACCGTTCTCTTTGCTGCGGAATTCGTTGTAACGCTTGCCGGGGAAGAACTCGACGTACAGTCCAGACCGCGGGTTCTGCGTATCACTTTCGAGTGCTTGCATTCTTTTCTCCTGTTATGGGTGAAGTCCCGTGAAAAAAGGGGCGCCAGAATCGACGCCCCAAGACCCACGGGAGAAAAGCTGTTTTAGACCGACGGAATGTTGAACCAGCCGTAGTCACCGGTAACCATTGCAGTAGCCGGAGAAACGTACGAGCCGCCCGTCAATGTTGCCAGGAACGTCGTCGGGCTGATCGTGATGGCGGTCGTGGAAGCGGGGATCGATGCGTTGGCTTTGGCGAAGACGTAACGCTTGCCATCATTGCCCCACACCTGCTCGCCAAGATTGACGGGAACGGTCCGAGCGCCCGATGCAATATCGGTTGCAAGGATCGTGTTATTCAGATCGAAGCCGATCTGCGGAGTTACCGAAAAAGCCATGATGTATCTCCTTGGATCACGCCACGAGCACGCCGCTGAACTGCGGCCCGCGCGACGTGAGGTTGCCGGCCCAGCCGATGAGCTTTGTAACCGCGTCTTGGTTGACTGCCTGACGCTCGCCACCGATGGGAACGAAATTCCGGTCGCGGTGCGGACGGAACGAGATGTACTTCGTGTTGAGGCCCCACATGTGGTTGGCCGTGGCATTGCTGCCGATACCACCGTCCAGCACCACATCAGCCGCCATACCGCCGCCGTAGAACTTCACGGCTGGGAAACCGGCGCCAGCCAGCTTCGTGTTGCCGTCGCTCATGACGCGCTGCTGAGCCTGCATCGACGAGATGTATGCCGAGTAGTAGTTGTTGTCCGCGACGAACAGGTCCATACGATCGCGACCGCGAACCGCTTTCAGCGAGAGCTGCGTCATGTAGTTCTGGATGTTCGCCGCCGACACAGGAGCGCCGCCGTTGGTCGTGCCCGAGAATACCTGCGATTGCCAGAACGGAAATGCCGAGCGCGAGATACCGCCATACGTGCCCGAGCCCGGAGCGTCCGGAATAGCCGCAGCCAGACCGGTGATGTTTTTGCCCGAGTTGCCGGTACCGTCGAGGTAGATGTCCGCAGCGATGCGGTTGATAAGCTGAGCTTCGGCAATGTCCATGCGCGAATCGAGCAGATCGATGATCGCTTCCTTCGACGAGTTCTGAAGCATTTCCAGACCCGAGATCGTGACCGCAGCAGCGTACTGCTGGATCGAGAACTGGGCGGCCGAAATCGGGCTGTTCGGGCTGATGTTCAGCACTTCATAGCCGGAGTACGAGTTGACGTTGGTCGTCGTCGAGTCGGTGTACATGATTTCTTCCAAAATCACGTTACCACCGCCGAACGGACGGACATTCCCACGCTCGCGAAGAACCATGAGCAGGGCGTTGTTGTTTGTTACGTTGTCAGCGAGTTCGCCGCTACGAGACTGAATGGTCGTGGCGATGATGTCGCTGATTGCGCTATTGGCGAATGCCATGTGTAGCTCCTATCAGTGAGATCAAATACGGCTTGCGGTTGCCTGGTCGAACGATTCTTCCAGTGCTGCGCGCCGTCCTTTCGGTGCCCCGCCTGTCGTTGCAGCGATTGAGCCGGGTGTGGCCGTTCGCGTGCTGACTGCGTTCGCTTTGGCAGCTTTCGCCGCCTTATCCGCGTCAATCCGACGTTGCTTTTCCGTGGCTTCGCGTTGTGACGCTTGGCTCTTCGTGAATAGCTCGTCGTTAAGGCGGAGCGCTTTCGAATAAGCGCTATCGAGGTCCGTAGCCAGTCCTGCTTGTAGCAGTTGCTGCATCTGCGGCCCCAATTGGTCTACATACGGATGCGATGACTTGAAGTTCTCCACTTCAGCCACCGCAGCCGCTTGCATCTGTGCGTGTTGCTGTTGCTGCGACTGCGCCATCTGATACTCCAGATCGCGCGCGCGCTGCTGTGCTGCCATTACGTTCGGATCGATGTGATGCTGCATGTGCTGCGGCAACGCCGCGCTCTGCTGCAACATTTGCTGGAGCGGAATGCCGCACGCATGCGCCACGTTCACCAGCGTCTGAATCTTCGTCGCCTCGTCGCCAGTCGCGAGCAGCCGACGCGTATGCAGAAGGTCACGCACGACCATTTCCGGCTGCACGCCCTGTTGGCGGAGCTCGTCGATATGCGGCTGGATCTGTTGAACGATCGGCTCAACGCGAGCGCGATACTCTTCGAAGCCCTTGGCCTGCTCTGTTTCGCGCTGGTGGATGTATTGCGCAACGGTCGGGTCCAGCTTGTCCCAATGGGCGCGCTGCTCGGCCTTCCAGGACTTCGGCGGCTCCGGACGCTCCAACACTACAGGCTGCGTCTCGACGCCTGCCACAGCATCAGCATTCGGCGCGGCCGGCGCTTTCGGTGCGAAGCGCCCTGCTTCGTCACGCGCGCGGCCTTCGTTCTCGACCGGATCGGCGCTGATGTTCTCAACGCTCGGCGCGTCTACAACAACCTCATGCACCGCTTCCGACGTGTCAGTCACTTGGTCGTCGATCGCTTCCAGCGCTTCTGCTAAATCTTCTCTGCGGGTTCCCATGCGTTTCTCCGTGGCTTATTTAAGCGCGTTGACTTGGTCGATAATCTTTTGCTTGCGCGCCTTCTTCGACTCGGGCGCAAGGTCGATCTTTTCTTTTGGCTTCAGGTACTTCGTTTCATTGCCGATCTCGATGCAGTTGTGCGCCTTCAGGTGTGCGCGGTGCTGCGAGCGAGAAGTAATCATTTCGCCGGTAATCATGGAGCGGTATGGCGACATGTCGGCAGCCACATACGGAGCGCTGACGACGCGCTGAACTGCGCCGCCGCACTCGCATGCAGGAATGTCCTTGTCACGCTCAGCCACGGAGCGATAGACAGCATCGTCTCTGCCGCAGGACTGGCATTTCGTTGCGTAGATTGGCATATGGTTAAGCTGCGAGTAAGTCGTTCGGCTTCGCGTCTGCGATGCGCTTTTGTGCAATGGCTAGGTATTCGGGGCTTATCTCGATGCCGACGAACTTGCGGCCGTGTTGCCGCGCCATCTTTCCGGTCGTGCCCGAGCCAAGGAAAGGATCAAGCACGGTGTCGCCTTCGTTACTCCACGAGAGAATGTGATCGCGCGCGAGGGCTTCGGGATATGCGGCAGGATGCCTTTCGTCTTTCTTCGCACCGCCAACAGGGATCAACCAGTAGTTCGAGCGAATCTTGTCCGGCGCATAGGTATATGCGCCTTCGCTGTTGTCGTCGTGCCCGCCTAATCGCGCCCGATGCTTCGCGCGCTTCCCGCCAGCGGACACAGACGTCTCGCGCAGAATGTTCGTTGCTTTTGGGCTGCCCTTTGACAGCACGAACATATATTCGGTCGCTGCCTGATACCGCGTGCTCTGCGTCGGGACCGGGTTCGGCTTGGCCCAAATCATCGTGTCGTGCAGATTGAACCCGCACACATCGCGAAAATACAGCGCTTGCCGAAAACTCGTGCCCGTTTCGCTGCCCTTCACCGTCGCGTCGCCAACCACCCATACGACAACACCGCCCGGCTTCGTCACGCGGTATAGCTCGCGCGCGATACCCTCGAAATCGAAGGTGAAGCCGTTATAGGTGCGGAGGTTGTCATACGGCGGGCTTGTTACTGTCAGGTCTACGGATTCGGGCGCGAGGGAGGCCAGCACCTCACGACAGTCGCCAAGGCGCAAGTCGATCAATCTTCGCTCCCTTGCTTGGCCGCGCTGATCTGCGACGCTTCGAGGGTGGTTTGTGCGCCGATTTCGGCAACTTCGAGCTTGACCTGATTGTTCATCGCGGCAATCAGCATCTGGAACTGGCGATCGCGCTCGGCTTTGTCGGCTTCAAACATCGCCTTCATTTGCTCCGTGCGCTCCTGAGCCTGGCGCTCCATTTCATCGCGCTGGATCTCCATCGCCGTTTCTTGTGCCGCTTGCTGCGCCTGATAGCGCTGTTCGGCTTCGGCCGTCTGCTGCTCCAAGTGAGCCTTCAGCATCTCGATCTGGCCTTCCTGCTGAAGCTTGGCCGCTTCCAGTTGGTTGCGCTGCTGCTCCATCTGCATATCCATCTGCATGCCGGCCTGCTTCTCTTGGATGCGCGCTTGCGACTCGGCCTGCACCTTCTGGATTTCAATCGGTGGCGGCTTCGGCTGGTTCGCCTGCTGCTGAACCTGCTTCGTAAGCGTCTCCGCAGCGTTGTCGATCATGCCTTCCAGCGTCTTGCCTGCCTTGAACGCAGAGACACCGAACTTCAGTATCTCGACCAGCACCGGGGCTAGCTCGGGCTGAGACTGAGCAGCCGGAACTGCCTGTTGCAGGAACTTGCTGACCATTTCCACGAACTCGATCCGGTCCTGCTTCTGCGCTTCCTCGTCGATTTGAACGAGCGAATCCGCATTTACTTCGATCCGGAACGAGCGCAGCACCTGATTTCGCAGCATTTGGAGCGCTTGCGGGACAAGTTGCTGGTCTTCTGGCAGCAGTTGCGCAGCCGACGACATACGGACGATCGTCTCATCGCTGAACTTGCCGCAGATCACCTGTGCTTTCAGGCGAAGCAGGTCCGTCGCGTAGATCGCTACATCCTCTTGCGTGGTCCGCAGACGCACCGCACCAAAGCGAGCCTTGATGCCCTGCGCGGTCGCCGTCTCTGCTGCATCCGTCTCGCCGCGCATGATGTCGGCAATACCGGTTAGCGCGTAAATCTGCTGGACGACGTTCTCGCGCGCTTCGAATGCGATTTGCAACGCCTGAGCGATCGGGCTCAGGTCGACCAGATCCATTGCACCTTTCAGTCCGCCCTTTTCAGCGAACGCCGCGAAGCTCTTCACCGGAACGAGGTCGTTATTCCCCGTCTCGGTGAATAGCCGCTGTAATTCCTTGAACTCAGCGTTGTAGACGCCGCGCACCTTCAGCGCCTTAATCAGCCCGTCGATGCGATCGCTGATCGTGTCGAGCTCGTTGGCCTGATCCTGATACTGGATGAAGTCAGGAACCGGAACCAGCGTGTCGCTCGTGATCGTGCCATAGAGCGGCTTAGCGCACGGCCAGAAGCCTTCCAGCCCAAGCGGGTCCGGCTTTTCGTCCAGCAGTTCACCAACCGATTTCGAGAGCCACACAGCCTTTTGTGTGGTCTTATCCCAAATCTCATAGATGCACGCCTGCTTACCGCGGCCGACATCGTTAGAAGGAATCTTGGATTCGCCATACCCTTCGGCCGGGTTCGTGGCGTCCAGCGGAATGCGCATGGCCGTTTCTTCGCCAAAACGCTCGCACAACGTGGCATAGGGCAGATACACCTTGCGCCATACGCACGTCACTTCTTCCCACGTTCGCGCTACCGAATGCCCGAAGTCGCGCCAGTGCACATAATCGACCGGCGATGTCTCGTCATCGATCTGCTCAAGCGGCTGATCGTCGGTGATCTGGTCGACGCCAGCGCCTTCGATGACGGCCATTTCGTCGCTATCTTCCGACAGCGGCTCTTGGACGCTCGTTACCGGCGCATAGCGCACCCATGCCACGCCACGCCCGCCAAGAAAGCGATCCATGACGCTGTTTTTCATCGCCTCCCGGTAATCCGGGTAATGGCGGACTTCAAACTCTAGCGCGCGCTCAAGAAGCAGACTTGCCACACGGCCGACAGGATCGCTGTCCCGGAAGCGTCGCGATACGTCGGGCTGCGGTAGACGACTGAAGGTGGCTGGAACCAGTGTTTGCACATTGGCCCATAGGATGTTGAAGCGGGCAGACTCGTTGCCATACGTGTATTCCTTCGCGTCGTCACGGTAGCGCTTGACGATTTTGGTCGTGCGATCCGTCCACTTGTTGAACGCCTTGTCATAGGCCGTGATATAGCCCAGGTAGCGTTCTACCTCGGGCGAACGAGTAAGCTGGGCCATATCTGCCTATTACTGAGCGGTCACCGTGACCGACACGGCCGACGGAGCGAAGAACGTTGCGACGGGGGCGGCAGCGACCACGAAATCGACGCTTGCCGGCGTGCCGATCGGTGCGCCGCTCGTGTCGAGTTGCTCAACGAAGAGGCGATAGCTGCCTTCCGGAACATCCGTGAACGTGAAGTCCGCGCGCTTTTGCGACAGCGTCACATTGCTTTCTTCGATGCTCGTGTCGACGTGCGTGAGACGGACGCGTACCGATGCGTCACCGGTATTCGGGTCCGTGACTGCGACGCCATCCGGCAGCGGGGTTTCAACATACGTGATTGCGCATTCGACTTTGAACAGAGCCATGATTAACCTTTTGAGATAAGAGAACACGATTAGCCGAACAACTCGACTGAACAACGCTCAAGCGTCAACTGGTCCGTTCCAACGCCAGCCTGACCCGAGAAGGAAACGATCTGGTCGACAGTCGTATCGATCGCCCATGTTTGAATCGGGCCAGCCGTGAAAGCCGGGCCTAGGATTGCGACCGGCTGCCCCACCTGAGCATTCAAAACGCCACGGTTCTGAAGAAGGACTTCAATAAATACCGTGATGGTGGTTGTGGTAAAGCTGGCCTGATAGATGACGTTGCCGCCCCATCTGACGCGGAACGTCTTCGTATTGGCGTTCGTCGGGCAGGTGAACAGCGCCGTCGCACGAAGCGTCGTATTCGGCCCCATCGTCTTGCCGGGAATGGTGAACGACTGAAGCGTGTTGTCCGATGTATTCAAAGGCCCGAGAACCTGTACCCCGCTGCTGTAGACAGGAAGCGGGACCGGAATTCCAACACGTAGCATTGCGTCTCCTAGCCTATGATTTCGACGATGTAGCCTTCCAGCGTGATCGTGTCTGTAGCCACGCCGCACTGAGCGCTGAATGTGAGCGCCTGATCTGCGGTCGTGTCGATCGCTGCTGTTGCCACTGCGGTAGCTGTGCTGAAACCGAAATACCCACCACCGACCCACGATTGCGCGTTCGTCGCGCCGCGGTTACGGATGATCGTTTCGAGCTGAACCACGCCCACGCCGGCAGTCGGATACGACGACTGGATAATCAGCGTGCCGCCGAAGTTGATCCGGATCGTCTTGGTGTTCGTGTTGGCCGTGAAACTCCACAGCGACGTGATGCGAAGCGCGCTGTTCGGCCCCATCTGGCCGCCCTTGATGGTTTCCGTGCGCAGCGTGTTATTCGTCAGGTTGCCGGTGTTGTTGACCGGCGTGCTGTAGGCGATAGGCGGCTTCGGAAGGTAACGCGGCAATGCCGGCCAGCCACCAGCCACGACCGCGGTATTAGCCTTCGCATTCGCGGTGTAGTAGTTCCATGACGGCTTTTTGGTCGTGCCGTCAGCCTGGATCAGACCAAAGTTAAGCGCGTTGACACCAAACACTGGCCCTGTGCCCGCATCATCCGAGTCAGCAAACAATGCATAGACGTAAATAGCGTTGATGCCATACGTCACCCGGTTGTTGTACAGGACCATCGACTGGCTGTTGATAAAATTGCCCTGATTCACATCCGAGGCGCGCGAACCCCATTCCGTGATGTACACCTCAAACGGAGGCGTTTGCGGGACGTCGTAGGTAGCATTGCCAGTCAGGCCGCGCAGCTCGGCCAGGGAGTTGACAGCCTGATTCGTGCCGATACGCGACTTGGCTGTGAACGACAGTAAGTTGCCGCTCTCTGTGTCGTAAAAGTGCGGATTGGCCGTGTCCAGTTGCAGCGGAGTCTTCGTGATAGCGCCGGTCGTGTCGCGCCCTTCGCGCATCATCCGAAACGCTGTCTGCGGGAATGCATTGCCTGACGCATAACCCAGCTTGAACTCGTTCGTTACGCTGCGGATACCCGCCAGCATGCCGGAAAGCATTCCCCGCCAGCATTCGAAGCGCGCAGGGTCGAAGTCATCATATGAAGCGCCATCTGCCACAAAGCCGCGCGGGTTGCTGCCTGTAATCTTCGTGCCGGGTCCAGCTGGGAACGGGCCATCGCATTCATTCGTACATTCGATTCGGACGATGCCAGAACCCTTCAGGACGTTGGCAATCGCTGCGCCGATCGTGTTGCCGCTCGTCTGGTTCGAGGCGAACGTGCCACCGTAGTTGACGCCTGCGTCGATGCAGATCAGCACATCGCAGCCACCGGCTACTAGCGCCTTGTACTGGCTCAGATATGTCGTTGCCTTGGACGCCGACGAGCAATTGGTCCGCATCGCCTGAATGCCATTGGCATTGAACAGCGCGAGGTATGACGCGGGCGTCATGTTCGGCCAATAGCTGGTCGGATAGCCGATGTGGCAGTTCACGCCCCAAAACGCTTGCGGCGAGACGCTGGCCGTTGCCTTGGGCGCGTAGATCAGATTGCTGGCCGCGTCGATATACGCGTTGCCAGCCTGCCCGATAGTGCTGTCCGGCGCACCATTGCCGATGATGACGTTCTGAATGCTTGAGCCATCGTCTCCAGGCGAGCCCTTCAGCGTCGTTACGACCGCATATGCGCCGGCCGAGCGCTGATACAGAAAGCCAGTGTCGGTATCAATCCAGTAATCGTTATCGATGCCGACAGCATTGGACGGCACGCCGCTGCCGTTGCGAATCTGAGAACCGGGAGTACCGGACCCACCACCGCCGACAGCGCCGCGTAACATGGCTACATGCCCTCGCCGACTTGAATATCGAGCGTGGCCGTGCCAGTGATGCAAATGGCACTGAATGACAAAGCCGAACCAGGGATGGTATTGGGAATCGTAAAGGTCGAATCCGTACCGGCCAGCACAGGCGTACACGTCGTCTGCGCTGAAGGCGAAGGCAGCGTTGCCGTCTGCGTACCGGGACCGATCGACACATATGCGTGGTTCGGGCCCTCGTTGACGATGCGCACCGTGCTGCCCGTGCCAGGAAGCTTGACGGAAGCGCCGGCAGCGATCGTCACCGCATAAGAGATGGTCGCAGCCTGCGCGGTGAATGAGCCTTGGTACATTACAGCCTCCGGTGATTGGATACGTGCCGCATGTGATCTTCCCAAACGTCGTTTAGCGTCTCCTGCACTTGCAGGTTCGCCCAGTCCGGCTCTT